TATGTCGTTGGTTAGTCTCTCCGCTTGTGTGTCAGGGAATGTGCCCGAACGACCCACTGTGTCCACCCTTGGGTTGTAACCGCACGCTGTGAGTGAGATCATTACGATCATTAATATGGCGGCTCTTGTCATTTGTTTTTCCTCCTTGCTCGAACACACTGCCGGGATGGACATCGTCGAACTTGATCTAACAATACCCGGCTGTGTGCCTACTCTTTTTAGTATTCATAATAATAGCACAGATCCTGCAGGAGGTCAACTGATTTGGTAATCTAATCCGCGAACGCAGTCGTTGTAAATACTGTTGGTTGCTTGGCGCTACTTCTTACAGATACATAGTTGCCATACTACAATCCTAGACACGGCGTCAGGCAACCTCCCTTCTACAATACCCTTTAAACGCAAATACACACACGCACACACGCCAAACCACTTTTTGGTTGCTCTTTGTACGCAATTGATATATAATTGTGTATTAGGCAACTATCATGGCAATCGATAACAGGTATTAGGCAAACAGTTTTGGTCAGTTATCTCAGAAACTGATGGGGTGTAAAGGACGCACCGTCCGTTGTGGCAACACAATGAACAACGCGAAAACACTCGCTTGATCAGGTGATCAACAACACCTGGTCTTTACAGGGGTCCGGCGATCGCAAGAAAGCCAATGGTTTCCGAGAGGTATGGAACGAGCCCTGGGCGTGATGGCGTTGTCAAGGCAGAGTGGCCGAGGACATAAAAGGGAATCCGATCGGATGACATAAACCACACTCAATCTTTGGCGTCCTGCTCGTGTGAATTATTGATCAATTGACATTAACAATATGATCACGATCCACAATGAGGATTTCCGCTCTGCGGAAATGCCCACTACAGAAACAGCACTCATTTCATTCGTGCTTTGTTTCTTTGTGTGCGTTCTTTTGACAGAAGGTAAATGAGAAAACACAATCACGAAGTAGAACGAAGTGATTGTTTTTCCATTTACAGGTCTCAGAGAGACCTCTAAACAGTTCATTGACATCACTTGTCAGATCAGTTATAATCACACGTGTGACCTATGATGAATTACAATATCAATTCGAAACCCAAGAGCCACGTGTTCTGAACGAAATACCAACCGCCATCGTGATCGCGTTCGCTCGTCATATGCTTGAACGTATACCACCTGCACGTTGGAATGCCAAACATTGGGCCACTACCACTGGCATTGTTGATGTGTACAAGAGATACCGAACCATATCACCCAAACAGAAATGGTTCATCACTAACACCTTGTCGGAAACTGTGCCTGAAAATGTTTTCTACCTATAAGGTCAGGTGGCAATCCGCAAAGGATAAGTTCCATGGCATAGATTATGCAGTGATCACCACCTGTGGTATATCAGGAGATATACACAGATATTTACTCGGGAAATGTCTTTGTGCAGTGCAGGCATTTGACGGTTCGATGACCATTCCAATACCGGATCACACGATCAGTTCCATGATCCCGTCCACCACGGCAACGCACAGCCTTTTTGGGCGGGCACCAATCATGTTCGGTAACAGTCTTCACAAAGCCACGTCCTCGGTTGCGGCCACGCCGGCCCCTCACGTAGCCCAGTTCCTCGAGTCGTTTTTCAAATTGTTCGGGTTTCATTGCTCACTGACCTCAAGGGTATTTAAATATTCACAATGACGACTGGTAAAGAAACGGCGACTGTGTGGTTCAATGGTCCATCAGCAAAAGCATTGCATGGCATACCACCACAGCCGTTGGAGATAGGATGTAATTTCATATCAACTAACCGAAAGGTACATCACGTATGCGCATATGACATACCAGTGATGAAGGAAATAGAAAAAGCACCCATGGCCGATGTGAAATATTGGACAAGGAGAAAGATGGCAACCCCGGTATTCAAAACTTTCAAATCTGAAATAAGTTTCAAACATTATCGCAACATTTCGGGTTTCTGCTCCGGCACTTTGGCACTGATAGTTGCACTACATCATGGCGCCAAACAGATAGATCTACTTGGCTGTGATTGGTTAATAACAAACAAGTCGATGTATGACGATGCCTACATTTGGAGAGACCATTACCCAAACAAGACCAGCAAGGACAAACTGCGGCTGTTAGAAAATATTTCTCGTATGGTGCCTTTGCGCATCATACACGATAATGTACGCCCAGAATTGGGTAAAGCCATCGAATGGGTGAGTCTGGCGAAGTATCTTGATTCAGTTAACTCAAATCCATGATGTTTCGTTTAGATTCAAACACCTGGCCAGTATCACTCACGTCATAAAAATCGGGTATGTGTCTGATCAAGGAAAGACCAACCGTGTGGTCATTGTTATAGGTAACATCTGTCACACGATACACATCATTAATCTTCATTAAGGCACTATCAACCCTAACGAAACTGCCAGGCACGCAGTCTAACGCCACGCTGGAACAACGCAACTCCAATCTTGCCTGATTTCGTGATTTCTTCAGCAAGAAAGTTGAATATTTCTTCGCTGTCACCGGATCAACGATAGACGGTATCGCGAAATCTGCCTCTAGTGCCTTGTCGTTGTCCTCTGCGAGATAGGATGTCCTGATGCCGGTGCTGTCGTCAACCGGATCCGGTGTCATCACACTGTTGGGTTGGCTGTGATTGGTGACATCGGTGAAATCCACTTTGATCTGATTGTACTTGTCATTTACACTAGGTACGCTCAACGTAGCGCCATCAATAATGTGTTTGTCATTGATCACAGCATCTATGATGAGTGCGGTCTGTGGTGGTATGTTTTCACTATCATCAAGATCTCCGGCATTTTCTAGACGCAACACAAACTTGCCATTGATGACCGAAAGTATTCCACCAAAACTGGCCAGCATCGTGTTTATGTTGTTCAGATGCGATTGATTGGTGTTGATGATGAACTGCCTGTCATAAGAATTGTTGGCGGTCCTGATAAGGCTACCATTTGCACTCGATCCAGTGGTTGCGCCTTCACCATACATGTATTCATTTTGGTCAGCGGTGCTGGCGTCATTGCCACCGAATTTGAATTCGGTCCTAGCATGGTCACCAAATTCTGGCACACGCTGGCAGGCGATCGCTGAATCTATGAAACTTGTTTTATCTATCTGGTTGATGTTGAGACCCATCCCGTAGTTTGGGTTTAGCATGTAATCTAAAATGTGTTCCACCGGATTGGCATCTGGCCTATATCCTTGTGAAAGCAATCCGTCAGTGATGTAACCGTTCGTGGATAACAGATCAAAATTGGCCGGATGCTTGTCCTTGTTGGCTGTTCCATCCAATACTTCAACAATCAATTCAGCGCCTGGCGGTACTAGAAGACCCAATTGGGCACTGACACCGTCCTTGTTCCTTATCTCACTACTGTCAGGATTTCTAACACCGAGCACATATTGACCACTGCCAGAAAGGAAGTTTGACACGTGGATCACATCGTACACATCGTTTATCTCACCAGCACTTCTGTTGGCTGTTTCAATGTTGTAGATATGGGGACGTCTTTCCCGTACCCTCAAACGTATTTCTTTACCGTCGTTATAAGCACTCCTGATTGCCTCCAATTCCGCATCCTCGCCTTGGATGTATATTTCACTCAATTCATCTGCACTATGGATACCAAAATCACCACCCAGATAAGGTTCTTGCGGTGCGACTGATGTCGCTTCTAAATATTCCCAACCTGATGTGGGTTTTGAAAGGCCGGGGGACACACGAACACGAGCATTTACGAAATCACTATCGTTGTAACCAAAGAAAGTTATCTCGGTATCAGGAACTACCGCCTGTAATGTCCTTGATATTTTTCCAATAAATTTGTAATGTCCACCCCCAACGTGCATCAACCATCTGTTGTACAATCTTACATCACTGATACTGACATTTCCAAAATTTGGTGTGTAAAGTGTAGAATCACTACTGTAAGTGCCGGCACCACCAGAACCAAAATGCACGTAAACATAATCATAGGTCCATCCCAGATCATATAATAGGTCATGAATATTCAGCGTTTGCGGATTGCCAGTGGTTGAATACTTGCGTGGTTGGAAATCTCTGAATCTTTGCACTTCAAATACAGTATCAGAATCACATGGCACAGTGGCGGTAGCCGCGGCGGCGCCTGCGTCGGGTTCGTCTTCATCAAAAGTGTTTAAATCTCCATCACCTGCTGGTCTAGTCAATGTTTGTCGATAAAACAGGTAAGATGTTATTTCTTTCTCTTCATAAGAAGTTTGAAACTTTTCTTCATATCCAGGATCAACATCTTTTGATGCGATTATGTTTGGTATACTCCTACCACTGGTGGTCACGACCACCGCTGGTGCACTGCCATATGGATTCTTGAATGTGCCACCACCATCACCTGCACCCACCGTCACATCAGCGGCTTGTAATAAGAATCGTAGTGCCACATAGTGCATGCCACTCAATTTGGCCTGTCCTGTGGGACTCCATTCAGGGTGTTCATCTAGCAGTGATGAGACTGGCTGGTCCGCTGAACCATCGAAATACTGTATCTTAAGTCTGTTGGCGAAAGTGCCTTTGGTGATCGTGTGCTGTGCGGGTTGCACGCCACCCTTGCCTGATGCGAATATACCACCACCATTGTTAGTCTTATTGAGGGAGGTACTGCCATCATAACCACTAGAATAGTTGTCATTCATTGTGTTTGATAAACCACCCAGGTGCACTGGCTTGCCATCTATTAACATCCTGGATAATAGACTTCCCATCACACCATCCACATCCTTGTCGTTGTTGGAGCCATGAAATCCCTGCGATATCACTGCCGCCATGTAGAGATATTGCCTCGATGTGTCGGCACTGTTGTCTCCCCAAGTACCAACGAACACAGGTATGGTGGCCGTCTCGATCCTGTTCCCATATAAGACAGGAACCGCTTTGTTGGCGGTGTTGAAATCCACCACCGTGGCCGCCTTGATCGTGGCGCTGGTGGTGTCAAAATTGACTGCTGTATCTGGTAGATCAAATCCTCCGGTGAATGGTGACGTCACGGCCTTGAAAGTGTCAGTAACCAGGTCAATGGCAGGATCCACTACGGCCTTCACAATTTTGACCGGTGCTGAAACTACTTTTTTAACAAATCTTGTTACTTTTTTAAAGAAACCCATTATTCCTCCCACCTTATGTTTGATTTATTGCTCTCCGCAAAGTTGAAACCTGTGTCCAACGGAAAAACCTTGCTCTGACTGGTTGTGTTCGTGAAACCGTATAGGCTGACCTTGTCAAAGTTGGCAAATTCGCCTCCACAGAAGATTGTGGCACTGGCCCCATCGTCGGTGTATTTGAGACTGAAGTTGTCAATTATGCCTTGGTATGCGATAAAATTGAAAACCACCCCGGTACTGTCAACATACGCCTTCCTTATAGTCACTGCCGCACCATGAACATTACTGTTTGCCAGTTTGGGTGCTATTGCGGTGGCAGTCGAATCAACAGTGGTTGCATCAAAGGTAATCTCCAAAGTGTCGGTCTTTGCCTGTGAAGATTTTGAAATATTAGAATGTTCTAGATATCCTTGCCCTGTCAAATAAGTCTCTGTGGTGCTTCCGTCCTCTAACGTTATTGTGGTGTCTGCTTCATAGTTGGTGTATAGAAGTGTGTCTGATGGCAATTCGATCTTGACGAGGTCAATGAATCGCAGTTCGGTCTGTGCCAAAAAATCTGTTGTAAATCGAGTGCTTCTATTTGTTTTCTTTGGCATTAGTAATCCTCCAACACAGACATTGTTATCGTGTAATAACCATCAATATCTATCTCAAAATTAGATGTTTCATCCAATAATCTGAATGTGAAATTTGGTCTGTAAATTTCAAAAGTGGTGCCACTTGGCACGTCCTCAACAAGGGCAGGATAGATATTGATAGCACCGCTCCCACCACCTCCACTGTAATCATTCATCCTTATCAGGTTCAGTGTGGTTATCTTATAAATTTTGGAATGATTGGCAAACTTCACAAAATCGTGCGGGTGCAAGGTCAGTACGCCACCCCCATCGGGTGAATCACTGTCACTGCCAATAAATTGGGTTGAATAGTTTGTAGATCCTTTTGTCATAGCACCAACGGTGTAATAAGTGAAACTGTTATAATTGTAACCATCTGCGGCAGTGCCGATTGGATTTAACGGGTATTGGAAAGTGAAAACCCCACTGGCTCCATTCTGTTTGACAAGGAACGGATAGATCGATTGGAACTGTGCTGTGGTCAGAGGGATAGATTCGAGATCAAATTGCCATCTCTGTTTAAGGAATGCATCATAAGTCTTGCCACTGGCGTCTATGCTCCCTATCTCTGATCTTTGATCCACTACCTCAAGACTGTTGAAAATACTTGTGTCCGGAAAGGTCGCCATTACACCACCTCCCTAAATGTCTGTTCCCATTCCATGAGGTCATCAACGCCGATGCTGTAATTGAATGCTTTTGAAATAGGCTGTGCTTTGATTTGCACATTGTCATATGTGATGGTTGCGCCTGTGACATCCTTTATGACTCCTGGATAGATGTGCACCAAGTTGTTCGTGGTACTGCCATCAAGATTGGTATCTTGTGTTAGCATATAAACTTTTGTATGATTACTGAATTTTATGAAGTCTCCTGATTTCAATGTGCCTGATCCGCCCGAAGTGGCTATTATCCGAGATCCACCGGCCGGCGAGGCCCCATCTGATGTGCTGGAGGTAACGGTAACAGTGCCAGACACTGTGCCCTTACTGTCGTCTAGAGGCGTGGGAATTCGGAAAGTGAAAATGTCTGTATTATCAGTGGCCAAAGGCATTTTGTTGCCGGTGTCACTCCTAGGTATCGGCGCACTTTTAAGAGTGAATTCCCAATGACTGGTTCCAATGTTAGCCACATATCTATCACCGGTCAATGATGTGTTCACTATGGTGTTTTGGGTAACCTTCCAATCCACCATCCTGATTTGGTCACTGATAGCCATTAAGCAAACCTCCTACCCTGCTGTCTGAATGCCTGTTGTATCGTACCAACTATGAGTCCTTTCCTTGATAGTAATAGTTCGTCAAAACTCGCGGCATCCACTGCATTGATGTTGAAGTTAACATTGACCTCACCACCAACTGTATTTGCCATTGCATCATTTGGTACCACGGTGCCTGTTGATCTAGGCACGAACAATTCAGGTCCCCGTTCTCCAACCACATAGGCCTTACCTGCCTGTGCAGTTCCACCTTCTGCCAAGAAACCAGCAAGGAAGCCACCCGCTGGACCTCCAAATGCCTGTAATGCTTTCTTGATAGCGAATGTGATCGCGGCCTGTGCCGCTATCCTCACAAGATCTCTTATGACAGAGTTTGCGAAGTCTTTGAAATTGAATTTACCCGTCATCACGAAGTCTGTTATGGCATCTGCGAGACCACCGAACGCCCTTTCACCTGCTCTTCTTGTCTCTTCCAATACATCAAACACTCCACCTGCTGTGACGAAACCTTCTATGAATTTTCTTGGCACCGTCTGTTTCTCGACCTCCCTTGACATCCTGACGAATTCCGCGATGACATCATCAACCATGTCAGGCACGATCGAATTGCCAACCACTTCGTCACTGGTGTCCTTGAAGAAACCAACTATGGTGTCCTTGACACCTTTCATCTTGTCGCCTATGCCCTTCTTCATGCTGTCAAATTGATTGACGACTTTGTTCTTGAAATCTGTAACTGACTTGACCGTGTCTGTGACAACTCTAGCGAATTCTTTGAAGAAATCGATAACTTTACCTATCGCTTTCAACACAAGGTTCAATGCATCTACCAGTAATTTTAATGTTGTGCCCGCTAATTGTCCTAATGCACTGATTGTTTCCTTGTTATTGTTAACAAGATCCGTGAATCCATTTACGGCTTCTTTTAATGTGGGTGATAACCCTTGTCCAAATTCAAATGCAACACCTTGCAATGCAATCTTGGCGTTGGAAAACGAAGTTGATAAGTTGTTAATGACATTTTCTGTTGCACCACCAAATCTTTCTTGGATACCTTTCTGGAAGGCGGCCGTGATTTTATTGGCTCCCTCTGCTGTCTTACCAAATTCACTTATTTGTAATCTAGTAAGGCCAAGTTGTTCTTCTAGGATAGCAAAAACCGGAACACCCCTGTCAGCAAGCCTGTTAAGGTCCTCTAGACCCAAACCACCCGAAACAGATCTGGCAAAAAGATCTGTTACCGCTTCCAAAGATCCAATTTGATCATTTGTTACCGCGGCAGTGTCAGTGAAAGTTGTTAATAGTTCCTCTGTTGGCTCTATACCAGCCGCTTTCAATTTAATGAAAGTTTTGGTTAAGTCGTCAACACCAAATTGTGTTTTGGTAGCGAACTCACTTATGAATCCAAATGCTTCAGCACCTTTTTCTGTTGATCCTGTGACCGATGCTAGTGTTGTGTTAAGGTTTTCAAATTCTTGGGTAGTGTTGATTATGAATTGGCCAACCTTGACTGCTCCAAATGCCGCCAAACCTGCCGCGGCACCTTTCAGCACCGTGCCAAGTTTTAAACCACTTGAATTTAAATTGGCTAACTGTCCATTTAATCTACCCAATGCTTGGGTGTTCTTGACCTGTATGTCCAGCAATAATTTTTCAGTGGTCGTGGCCATTATCTACGCCTCCTAGGTTGTGATGCGGTCTTTTGTCTGTTCATAGTCTTTTTACTCTCCCTGTCTTCATACAAAAGATAACCGGCCCAGAGATCAATCTCCAGTGTTGTCATTTGTAAGATTTCCTCGACTGATTTCTTCAATCGATCTGCCAGTATCATTACAAATCGCAACTCAACACTGGAACCTATTCCTTTGAGATAGATTCCTGTGTAGCGGTCACTTTCGCATTATTGATTGCAGTGGCCACCTTTATAACTGTCTGTGGGTCAGCCTCATTCATCAATTTTATTCTGTCAGCATCGTGGAACATTCTCTTGCCATCTTTGTCTCTGGCCTTTGTCACGATACTTTCTACGAGTGCTTCTACTGTTTTGCCTTGTGATTGCAATTCCAATATCTTGCTCTCGTCTTTGAGTGGATAAGTGGTTCTGAAATATATGTCACAGTCCCATTCCTTGCACTCGTATTTTTGCAATTCTCCACCAATTGATGCTTGGTAGTGTTTTGCTATCTTGTCTGTTATGTTCATGTCTTATCTCCTGATTATATTATTGTTTTTAAGTTTTTGATCGCTGGTTTGACCACGCCCCTAGGTGCCTGTCTGCTCCTGCCACGTTCAAGTGCGCCGCCATAAGTCTGTGGATTAGATATCTTGTATCTTGTTCCTGTTCCTGACTTACTCCAACTTCTCTTGAATTGACCCGATCTGACAGGCGACCTACGGACAATATCTTTAAACAGTGCTTCAGAAACATCCTTGGTGGCGTTTTCAACCGCTCTCTTGACGTTTTTCTGAAATCTACCTGAATTAAAGACAAAGTTTAACATTATAGGTTCGTTACTGTCAACGCTCCTGTAATCTGTCCAGCAACTTCTGCCGTCACTGCGCCATCGTTTGCCGCTGAGATCTCGAATGAAGTAACGATCATTTCGCCACTTAATTTTTGACCTGTAGTCTCACCCGAAGGGTAAAGTTCTACAGTGGCCGCCGCCGCA